AACGCAGCAGCCTCGCGAGCAGCGCGATCGGTCGGGTTGGACAGATAGTTAATGGCGCGCAGGAAGGAGAAGCTGCGGCTCTCCTTTTCGCTAAGGCCGATTTCAGCGGCGCTCATGGTGACAGGCTCCTGGGGGATGTTCATTTTGTCCAGAACAGCCGCGCGAGCCTCGTCGATAGAACGACCAGATTCGATCAGCTGCCGGCCGAGATCGGCCATCCCGTGCTTATCGCACAGGGCAGAAATGTCAGCAATGCGCGAGCGCTCAGCCTCAGCGGCTTCAGCCCGCACCACTGCCAGATCAGGGGTGGTGTTTTCCATTGAAGGAATGGGATCGGGTGTTGGTGCTGCCGAAGCAGCTTCGTCATCCGCAAGGGATCGGCCAAATCCGACGCCAGCATCTGCTGGGATCGCAACGACCGACAACTCGTACGGACTCCAAGCAGTAGCAACAAAGTCGCCACTACCGCGCTCCTCCATTTTGTCGATGGAGTAGCCGAAGGAGACATTTCGAAGAATGCCATCCTTCACATCACTCAGGATTTCCTGAGCGAAAGGATTGCGGCTGAACCGCACACGCGCATAGCCCCGGCGTTTTTTACCGTCGATATACGCGCGCTCCACAACTCCGATCACTTTGTCGGGGTTGTGGTTGAACAACAGTGGAGCACTGTCATTCAGGCGACTAAGATCAGCCGCCTTTGGTTCATGGCTGAGGATTTCGTTACCGAAATACCGAGCCACGGGATACTCCGAGCTAAATGGAAACTCGAAGGTCCGATCCTCAACTGCATCAAACGCAGTCATCTCACTGCGCTGATATTTGCCCTCCATCGCACGCAAGGCAGGAATCTTGCTCAAGGTGCTGAAACGATGGGCCACACGAACAGGAGTCTCCTCCCAGCCTTGCTCGCCTTCGCGATAGACCGTGATCAATGCAGCAGGATCCTCGGCGGTTCCATTGATCACAACCTCAGCGTTCGGCACATCAATCTGGCCATCACGCTCAATGCGATCAATCCGGCCGCGAGCTGTGCCACCGCTGGAATCCCACTGCACGAAATCGCCGACCTTCAACCCATCAGGTTGAGCGCGATCAGCTTCGCCATCGCCAGTGGCCTCCTCGAACTCAATCGGATAGAAGTCATGCTCAGAGAGCCATGCCCGTGCCTCGGCTGCTGTGTATTGCGAGCTGCGGAACCGGATAGCCTGAATCTCGCTTTCGCCTTCCTTGATCCCATAGATGAAATCAATGCCCGGACCACCCTCATCATTGACTCGCCGCAGCGAATCGTATTGATCTGGATCCTTCAATCGAGCAGCGTGCTCATTCGGATAGGGGCGCCCTAAGTCCACAGCGCTTCTGTCTTGTATTGCCTTGATTCTATCGGCCTTTGAATTAGCCCAACTCTGGCCAGCATCTCCGCCCCATGCTGCCCATGCCACGCGGCCCGGTGATGGATAACCCTCTTCGCTGGGGCTGAATCCCTCGCTCTGCTTGTCCACTTCATGCCTGGCAAACCAGGCCGCCATCGTGATCACCGTCTCAGCGCTCAGCTCATCGCCACTCAGGATCTGGCCCGCCCTAGTAGCTGCCACCTCAGTGCCACCTGCTTGCCCTTCAGCCTTCCAGTCCCGATAGCGCTGAGCCTCCTCCCTCATGCCATCAGTTGGCATCAGGTCCACTTCGGTGCCGCCAATATTCGCCATCAGTCTCCCTGCAGTTGCTCGCTGAGATCCTCAGTCCCTTGCTCTTCTGGATAGGACTCTTCCTCTTGCATCGGCGGATCTGTCTCCTCGAATGGAGCCACGCTGCCCATCGGGCGGGCGGCCTGGACAGCACCGCCATCCGTCACCTCGCTGGGATCGGTATCGGTGACGATGTTCATCTCATCGAGCAGCGCCAGCTCGCTCTGGCGCATCAGCAGCACGTCATCCAAGTCGCCGCCCTGCTCTGCAATGACCTGTGAGAGGGTCTTGAAGCCACACCTCACAGCGGTCTTGTAAGCGTCCACCTCCTTCTGAGGGTCGACCCACTCCCAGCTCCTCGGCACCCACTTGCTGGCCCGATAGCGATCAGGGTTGCTCTCGTAGCCAGGCAGATTCAGCGCACCGCTCAGCACGGCCATCTCCAGCCATGCGTTGAAGATGGGCTGATGGAAGTTCTCGATCATGTACCGCTGCAGCACGCGATAGCTGTCGCGTTCCTCCAGCAGGCTCAACCGGCTGCTGCTGTAGTTGGTCTCTGAGAAGTTCTTGCTGATGCTCTCGAAGCTGACACCAAGGCCAGCCGCAACAGCGCGCAGCATCGACCGGGTGAACGGCTCCAGCTGCCCGTCAGGGGCATTCAGATCCGGCACTGTCACCTGTTGGCCCGGATCCAAATACTTGAAGACACCAGGCTGGAAGTCAGAGACCCGCTCGCCTTCGTAGACCTCATCAGCGGTCAGCTCACCCTCGGGGCTGGTGATGAATCCCATCAGCGCGCTGCTGGCCCGTGCACGCACCACCTCGGCCTCCTCGTAACCCTGCAGCATGTGCAGCCGCATCAGCGCCGACGCAAACCAGGTCACGCCTCTGGTCTGGCCAGGGCGATCAGAGATGAACAGATGAATCACCTCATCAGCAGGGATCCTTACGCGGCGACCATTAGTGCGCGCATTGCCCGCGTAGGTATCACCAGGATGGTTCGCATAGAAGTGGTAAGCCTGCGGCCGCAGGTATTGATCCACCTCGATGCCCATCCGCACCGTGTTGCCGTCCTTGGCCTGCGGCAGATCGTCATCGATCAGATAGTCAGCCTCAAGCACCTGCAGCGCGAAAGGAACTTTCGAGTCACCAAATGGCCGGCGAATCATCCTGATGAAGATCTCGCCACTCTCGGCCAAGCTGCGCACCGCCAGACGCTCAATGTCGTGGAAGCCCAGGAGACCGCTCACGTCGCAGCGGTTCTTGTTCATCCACTTCTCGAACTCCTCGTGGATTTGAGCGTTGATCGCCTCATCCAGTCGACCACCACGCAGCATCCGCACCTGGCCCTGGTGGCGAATGCCTTGACCGATCACATTGTTCTGGATGGCCCGCAACGCCTGACGTGCATAGTCGTTGTCTCTACACAACTGCCGGGCCCGGTTGCGCAACGACTTGAAGCTCGACTTGATCTCGCTGTCAGCACTTGTGCCACTGGTCACCCAGTCGCTGGTCAACCTGCTAACGCGCGCGCCCAAGTAAGCCCGCTGCCGCGGCCGTACTGGCTCGAAGCCCATCGCCTTGAACAGCCGCGTGCGCAGTCCCATCAGAACCTCACGAACAGATTGAACGGATTGCCAAGACCATTAGCAATCATTTGAGCCTTTTGCTCGCGATTCACATCAGCCTTCAACTTTGTCTCCAGCGCCAGCAGATCAGGCAAATCGTATTTCTTCAGGCTCCGATTGCCGATGGTGTATTCCTTGACGATCCCATTGTTCAGCAGTGATCGGATCGCAGCCTGCACTGCATCCAGATCCTTCTGCGCCTGCGTCCGTCCATCCAGCGCGCCGGGCGTGCCCGAATAACTCAGCGCCGCCAGTACCGTCGACTGGCCGCTGCCCAGCGTGATCGTGCTGCCGGTCTTGGTCGCAACAGCCTGCCAATACCAGGTGCCAGCATCGAACCCCGCACTCGTGGCCGCGGCGATGCTGAACTCCCAGCCGGTGCCATACGCAGTCCCGACCACCGTCGCACCTTCGCTCGCAGCGTTAAAGCGCAGGTAGTAGGTCAACGTATAAGCCGCGCTGTCGACCGTATTGCCCAGGTTGTCAACGCCAGCAACATCACGCCACTGGATCGTGTCGCCTGCCCTGATTTCGCTGGGGATGTTCACGGCCTACCAGTTGTGCACGAAACCAGGGGCCGCGACGGGCGGCTGCTTCTTTGATCTTAGCGGTGTCCTCTTGCCTTCTTCCAGCTGACCCCGCAACTGCTCCCACATCGTTGCCTGGTTCATCCTCCGCGAATAAATCAACAACGCCGCATACCCATAAACAGCACAATCGAGCGCCTCATTTCGATCGCCCGACTTCTTGACCCATTCCCTGATCGGAAATCCCCGGTGATAACGCAGAGCAACTTTCTCGCTCGTCAGCTGTTTGAAGTAGTCCGCATCTGCCGCCATGCCGAAGTTCAAGCTGCCTGTTGTTTGGTTGTGCCGCAGCCTTCCGAACAACGTCGTCTTGATCGTGTCGGTCCCCAGCTGATACAGCGACACGCCCTTCTTCAGCACCTTCCCGCGCCAGTTCACGTCCACCTTGCTGCCTTTACCGACCGCCGGACTGTTGCGCCTACTGCTGCCCTTGATCGCCACCACGCCCTGCCGCACACGCTCGCGCACATAGTTGTAGACCTCATGGGTGCAGTGACCACCAGAGTCGATCGCCATCTGCGCAATCTTCAATTCCTGCCCGCCAGTCGTCGCCCATCCGGTCGCCAGCACCTGGTCCAGCTGTTTCCAGACCTCCACCTGCGTCGGGTCACCCATCAGCTCCTGGTGCCACACCAGCCACCCCGTCTCTCCTTCGCCCCATCCCCACACGCTCACCGCCAGGCGGTTGTCCTGCACGTCAACGCCAGCGGTCAGCAGCACCACGCCCTCAGGGCACATTCCCGGTTCATACGCCAGCCGCTTGGCCATCAGACCTTCAGCGTTGACGGCCGCGGCGTAGTCCTCCTCCCATGTCTCCGCCAGCCTGGTATTCACAAACGCCTTAAGCGCCGGGCCATCACCCTTCGCCCGCAGGAAGTCATCCACCAGCTGCTCCCAGCTGCACCATCCCAGCGGGCTATACAAACCCGACAGATGGAACCCAGCGGTCTTGCCATCGAACGGCGCCGTCGCACGCCACTCACCAGCGCCCAGCATCCGCGGCTTGTGCAGCTCCTCAAACCGCTCGCCGCAGTGCTCGCACTCATACCTCGCTGTCTCTGGTCTCCGGTCCTCCCACTTCAGCCGTGACCACTTCAGCCAGTCCATCACGCCACAACTGGGACATGGCACATAGAACCGCCGCTGATCGCTTCGCAGATACTCCGCCTCGATCCGGCTGAAATCCTTCACCGTTGGCGTGCTGGTCAGCAAAATCTTCCGCCGCGCAAACGTCGTTGTCCGGCGCTCCGCTAGCCCCACCGGGTCGCCTTCCCCATCTACATCAGCAGGGAACGCGTCAATCTCATCCATGAAGAGATAACGACACGGCGCCGAGCGCAAACCCGTTGCTGAGTTGGCCCCGGTCAACAGCAGAATCCCTCCCGGAAATTCCTTGCTAGTCATCGTGTTGCCTGAATCTCTAGCTCTTGATGGGGCAATCTTTTCTGCCAAGCATGGCGTCTCTGTAATCATCGACTCAAGCCGCTGCTTGCTAAGCCGCTTGCACATTTCGACCGTTGGCTGAACTGCCAAACAAGGTCCAGGCGCGTGATGGATGATGTACGCGAGCCAGTTCATTCCACTTTCAGATTTCCCTGTCTGCGCCGCAAACTGCATCACCACCCGTTGCACCGGGCTAGTGCTGCTTAGACAGTCCATGGGTTCGCGCAAATAAGGCGTGCGATCCGTGCGCCATAACCCCGGCTCGGCACTTGCCTTGCTGCTGAGCTTCCGATATTTATCCGCCCACTGCGAGACCGTTAGCGGCTCCTCTGGCCGCAGACCCTCCAGAAATCCATCCACCCACGGATTAGCCATCAGCAAGCTCCACAAGCGCAGCCCGGTGCTCATCGCTCAGCACCTTATGGATCCTTGCCGGGTCCGTCTCGCCCGCCAGTTGGTGGCTAAGCCGGTCGGCCAAGTTAGCTAACGCCTCACGCACGCTCCGGCCCAAGGCAAACGCCTCTTTCTTCACCTGGTCCACCGGCACCAAATCACCACGCTGCTGTGTCACCTGCAGCTTCGCCAGCTCCGCCTGATAGTGCTCGCGTCTCGCGCGACTCTCATTGAGATCCGGGATCGCATCATCCGGCAGCGCATCCACCCTGGCCCGTAATTCCCGCGCATCCTTCGGTGGTGGCGCCTCAATCGGATCCGCCCGCCGCACCTTGCTGTTGTAAGTCGCCTTCGTGTTCTTATCCCACAGTTCGATCGCTAGATCTCGATCAAGCCATCGCTTGCCGTCCTTCTCAACCACAGCAGCAGCAATCCGCGCCTTAGTTGCCGCTGTCACCGTTCCCTTTGCGCAGCCTTTGATTGCAGCGAACTCGCTAAAAGTGACTAGCAAGCCTTAAGCGTTCCTAATTCAGTTCAATACTATGCAGGTATTGAACTCTCAAACTGGGATTGGGGCAAGAAT